GTCACGCCCCACATCGTCTCGCCGCCGGCATCAAGCGCATTGTTCGAGTAGCCGCCCTCGCGGCCGATCAGCGCATCGATTTTTTCGTCAAGTGTCATTGTCTGGTTCCCTGTCTGGCATCTCTTGTCACGGTCTGTTCCAGCACCTCGAGGCGCTGCTGCTGCAACCGGTTGAGGATGTCGCCTTCGTTGATGTGGGTGAACACCCACACGATCGAGCCGACGAGGAAGGTCTGGACGATGCCGAGCACAATCCCGAGCACCCACATCGCGCCCCTCGCCGTGTTCTTCATCGCCGCGACCCGGTCGTCGACGCCGCCGATCTGCGCTTCGAGCGCATCGCGTTCCTTCTTTCCCTCATCCACACGCGCCCACAGCAGCTCGATGTCCTTGCGCGCGTTCTGGTTGTGGATCGACATCTGCGCGAGCGCCCGGTCGAGCGCGGCGACCGGCTGCACCGATGTCTTGATGTCCTCGAGGCTTGCCGCGACGCTGCGCAGCTGCTCGCCGAAACGCGCGATCTGCACCGCCAGATCGTTGTTGTGCTGTTCACCCATCGGGCCCGTCCGTCCAATAAAAAAACCGCCTCGCGCGAAGTGCGGGCGGTTCGTTTTCGTGCTGGTTGCTGTCCTGCTGGTTCTTGTCTTCTGTCAATCGCGTCAGTGCGGCGGCGCCGGCACCACGAGACTGATCTTCCTGCCCTTCTTTTTCCCGTGCCCGACCTTCGCCTTGCCCCGGTTGCCGGCATTCAGCTCGACCTGCGTTTCCCAGCTTCGCCCCGCGTAGGTGTTCGTCACGGACTCGACGAGGAAATCGCCGTCCGCCTCCTTCTTGAAGCCCCTGAGCGTCACCGTCTTCTCGGCCGCAAAGTCCGCCCGGCCGGTCATCGTCATCGTGCTTTTGGCCGTGTGGTGATTCAGCTTCTGCAGACGGGCGTTCGCGGCCGCCTTCGCGGCCTCGGCGCTCGCGAACGCATGCCGCTCGGTGTGCACCGCGGATGCACCGGGCGGCGCATCGGGGTTCGGGATCGTCAGATCGATTTTCTTTCCGGTCTTAGTGTCATGCACCTTCGTGCGCACCGCGACGAAGCTCGCGCGATCGGGAAACGTGATCTCGTAGTCGAGCAGCATGTCGGGCGTGAGCGTGATCACGGGCAGCGGCTTGCCGCTCACGCTCCGGCCGGCACCACGACCGGCGACGATCAGCCTGCCTGCCTTTACCGTCGCTGTGGCACCATGCTGCCGGGCAAGACGCGTGATGAAGTGCAGATCGCTCTCGCCGAACTGGTCGGCACGCGGCACCTGGGCGTCGACACTGCATGCGGCCGTCCACCGGTTGCGGCGGGCCACGTCACCGACGATGTCCGCGAGCTCCACGTTCTCCCAGCTACCGTACCGGTGCGTTTTCGCAGTGGCGCGCATGTTCGCCGGTTTGCCGCGGATTACGACGGATGCGGGCGGCCCCTTGAGCGCAACCTCGTCGACCGCGTACTCGCCCATGAACGACAGGCCCCTGCCGCTCCAGCCGAGCGAGATTCTGAGCGTCGCGCCCTTGGGCGGAAACTGGATCCTGCCGTCGCGATCATCGAGCTCGATCTCGCACTCGTCCGACTCAAGCCCCGGTTTGTCCACCGTGCGGATGCGCAGCACGCGATCCTGGATCACGCGCGTGATGTCGTCGCCGTTCGCGACGATCTGGAATATGGCCTGCATAAGTCTTCCCTAGGTCCAGAGCTGGACCGGTTCATCACGCTGCACGTCGAGGTCGGGCAGCGTGATGAGGATTCCCGCGGCAAACGGCTGCGTGCGTGCGGCGAGCCCCGGATTTGCCTCGTACACCGCCTCGACCACGCCCGCGAGCGACCCGTAGAACGCGTAGCAGAGCTCGTCGAGCACGTCGCCGTCAGAGGTTCTTATAGTCTTCGCCATAGCGGCCGAACTCCAGGCTGAAGGTCTGTTTGCGCGGGGCGCCGTCCGACATCAGCGCCTCCTGCTCCTCGTCGACACCCTCCAGATACCAGCGGCCGAGCACCTCGCCGTAGCCGGTCGTGAGCTGCACCGGCACCATCCGGTCGCCGATCGCGCGCAGGGCATCGATCTGCCTGGCTCCCGGCCCAGAGGCGGCGAACACCACGCCCGAGAGCGTGATGGTCTCGCCGCCCTGACTGACCGCCTGCAGCGCCTCCTGGCGGTTCAGACGCTCCTGCGACGCGACCCTGTACTTGGTCGTGCGCCGCAGCCTGTCGAAGGCAGCGGTCGACAGGTTGAAGTGGAACGTGTCGCCGACGTCGGACGTGAGCGTCATCAGGTGGGGCGTGGCGCCCGTTGCACCGCCGAGCAGGCCCGACAGCAGCGCCCCGGCGCCCGTCGACGTCGCAAGCGATGCAGGAGATGGAGCTTCCTTGATGCCGGCCCACGCGTTGAACTTGGTGCGCACGTCTCCGAGCGCCGTGTTCACCGAGTCAGCCGCCGATTTCACCAGCGGATGATTCGATGCCGTGGCGATTTTCAGGACACTGCTGACCGACGACTGGACGGCGTTGAAGCTGCGCACCACTGTGCCGACCTTCGGATCGAGATCGCCCGCGACCGACAGCGCACTGCCCGCGCCCGATAACAGTTCGGCTGCGCTCGTCAGGTTGCCGGTGGCGAGCTTCTGCAGCACCGCCACCGTGTTCGCGCTCGCCGCGCGGTTGCGTTCATAGACGCGGCTCATGCTGCGCACGCGTTCGGTGGCGATGCTCGCCTGCGTCGCGGCCTGCGTGATCTGTCTTGTGAAATCCATACCGCCTCCTACAGATGCGGGCTGTCGAACATCGCCGAGCGGTTGTTCTTCGCCAGTTCGTCTTTCATCAGGCGCTGCAGTTGCGGCGACACCTTCGCGAGGAAGCGGTCCGCCGCGTCGCTGCCCGGCTCGCCCTGGAACGTCACGTGAAATACCGGCGCAAAGGTGTTCTGCTGGTCGATCTTCGCGACAGGCTTGTCAGCGCCAGACGGCCTTTCGAGGGCCTTTGCTTTCGCGAGTGCTTCAGCCACCGCCGGCGGCTGACCGTCGTTGTGCGAGAACGCGAGTTTCGCGACCGCGCCGAGCGCCTTCTCGCCCGCGAACGTCCCGAGTGCTCCGCCAGCGAGACCGCCGACCGCCGCACCGACCGGTCCGCCGAACGCACCGATCATCGCGCCGACCTTCGCACCCAGCACGCCTCCGGCGAGACTGCCGGCGATACCCGCGAAGCCCTGCGCCTTTGCCGCCCGCGTGTCGTCGCCGGTCGCGACCGCATACGCATTGTTTGCCGCAAGCCCGAGCTTCAGCACCGTGCCCGCCATCGCCAGCTTCCCCGCATACGGCATGACGCGACCGAGGACGCCACGCGCAGCGCCGAATACACGGGCAAAGCGCCCGCTTTTGCCACCCGCGTTTCCGATCGCGCTGCCTTTGCCCGCTGCAGCCAGTTCATCGGCAACGGCACCGGCAGCGCCACCCAGGCCACCGCCGGGCATGTTGACGACAAAGACACGCTGCACGCCGGCCGACGCCGCGGCGCCACCGAGCGCCTCGATCGCACGCCCAACGGGACCGGCTGCGCCGCCCCCTCCACCACGTGCGCCGCCTCGTGCAACGAGAATCGACCCGCGCGCAAGGTCGAGCGCACCGCGACCGATCTGGAAAAGTGACTTTGCGCCGCGATAGGCGATCAGGCCGGCCGCCACGCCCGCGACCGCCATCGTGGTTTTGGGCGCCGCATCAGTGATCTTCGTGAGCCCCTCACCCGCTGTCTTTGCCGCGTGCCCGACCGCATCGGTCACCGGCCGCAACGCGTCGCCGATGCTGCGCATCGCATCGTTCCACTGCTGCCCGACCTCGCTCCAGACCTGCTTCGACGCATCGCGCCGGTCGGCGAGATCTTTCGCGATCTCGCCGCTCGCCTGCGCCGACTCGCGCTTGAGCTTCTGGTACAGGTCTGCGTTCTGCAGGTACGCGGTCAGCGCCGCCTTCACCTGCATGTCGTTGAAGAGGTCGCCCGTCTTCATCGTGTCTTCGAACGCGGCGATCTGCGCGCGGCGTTTGTCCGGATCGGACTCGCCGTTTATGCGCGTTGCGGCGTCGGCCAGCTGTTTCGCCTTCGCCGGATCGGTACGCTCGATATACGCGCGCGCGAGAACGAAGGAAGCCTCGAGCGTCGACCAGCCCTTGCCGATCGCCTCACGCATTTTGGCTTCGTAGTCGACGCCGGCTTTTTTGTAGTTGTTCGCGGTTTCATTGGATCCGATCTTCGAGAACCAGTTTTTCAGATTGTTAGCCGCTTCGTCCGCAGTGCCGGCCGTCTTCATCTGCACCTGCAGCATCGCGCCCAGCTGCGTCACCGAGTCCTGCCCGGTGATGCCGATCTTCTGCATTTCGGCGAGCAGCACCGGAAACCAGCGGGCCATGTCCGCCGATTCGAACGAGCCTTCCTTGCCGAGAAACGCGATCGCCTCGAACGCCTTTGCCATCTGCTTCGGGTCGGTAATCCTCGCGTTCTGCTGCAGCGCCTGGATCATCCGCGCGGTCTCGACCGTGGTCGCGCCCTGGCCGATTGCGAACTTCGCGGCAAGGGGCGCAAAGTCGAGCGCGCGGCCCACCTCCATGCCGCCCGCGACCATCTGGTTGACCGCGTCGGCGAGCTCGTTGCGGCCGATGCCGTTATCACGCGCGTCACGGCGGATGCGCTCGCCCATCGACGCTTCCTGCGCCGTGCGGGCAATCCCCGCCTTGATCGCGATGTCGCGGATGATCGCCTGATAGTCCGCCGAGATCGTCGCCGGCACCGCGACGGCGGCCGAGAATTTCACCGCGTCGCCGATCGCGCCACGCGCGCCATCGCGGCCGGCGGCGATCCGCTCCTGGCCGGACGCCTTCAGCTCCAGACCACGCACCGTGCGCCCGAGCCGCGTATACGCCCGGTCGAGCCGGTCGACCTCGATGCCGTTCTCGCGCAGCGTGCGCAGGTTCGATTCGATCTTGCGGCGGATGCCGTCGGCTGCGCGATCGCCCGCCGCGTGCAGGCGGCGGAATTCGTCCTGCAGTTTCACCGTCTCGCCGATCGTGCGCTGCCACAGCCGCGTTTCGTTCGCGGTCTTGCGCAGACCCACGATCCGCGAACTGGTCTCGGTGATCGCGCGGCCGAACGTCGCCGACACGGCACCACCGATCACGATCCCGAGTGCGATGTCGTTTGCCATCACCTCCCTCCATCCCGTTTGCCCATCAACGCGTTAATCCGTCAGCCACCAGATCACCTCGTCGAGCGACATGTCGTCGATCGAGGCCGGTTGCACGCCGTGCTCCTTAAGCAGCCGCTTTGCCAGCGCCTTGAGCGTTTTCTGGCTGATGCGTGCCAGCGGATGTGAGGCGAAAGTAGGCATCCTGGACGCGGTGATAGTCACCGAGATCCATGCCCTCCAGGTCGTTCGGCGACACGCCCGCGAGCGCCGCGAAAATCGCCAGTTCCTGCCCTTCCTCGTCACCCGGCGCGATCTTCTGCGCGGCGCGCATGTCGCGCACCTTCGGGCGCCGCAGCGTCAGCGTGTCGCGCACGACGCCGTCGAATGCCACCGGATAGTCCAGTTTCACGGTGACGCTGTCGATGCGATCGGTCGCGTTACTGACCACGCTACCGACCACGTTACTGACCACGTTGCCCGCCGCGTTGTTATCCACATTGCTGTCCATCTGTCCCGCCTCAAATAGAAACGGCGAGCCGCGCGGCCCGCCGTTGGTTAAAAAGTCACTTTGCCGTGCCGAGGCGCCATGCCGTTACATGCCGATCGCCTTGCGGATTTCGGCAAGCTGGTCGACGCCGTCGATGATGCGCACCATGCCGAGCACATCGATCTCGTGTAGGACTGCGCCGTCGATCTCCAGCTTGTAGTACGTCAGAGAGACTGTGAACTTGGCATCGACCTTCTCGCCGGGTTTCCAGTCGCCGCCATCGACCTCGGAGAGCATCCCGCGAAACGTCGCGGCGACGGCCTTGGTCGCGCCCTTGATGTCGCGGAATGCACCGCGAAACACGCCGTTGAATGCGGTCGCATCGGCAAGACCGAAGAACTTCAGCACGTCGCGCTCCATCGTCGACATCTGGAACGCCGCCTCGAGCGCCTCCATGCCAAGGTCGATCTTGACCGGCGCGTCCATGCCGCCGGCACGATGATCGTCGGTCTTGATCTTCAGTTTCGGCAGCGTGCACTGCGTGGCGCGGCCCGCAAAACCTTTGCCGTCGCTGTAGACGTTGAAGTTATAAAGTGTTTCCGGAGTCACGCATCACCTCCTCAGGTGGGTATCAGGGGTTGCCATCAGGGATTGGTATCGAGCACTTCGGTCAGCCACTGGTTGGTGACCTCGAAGCGGAAATTGGGGTTTTCTGCCGGCGGCACGTCGGTGAAGCGGATATTCCAGTACACCTTGCCGTCTTCGAGCTGCGTCGCGGTGTTCAGCTCCGGGTCCGCATACACCTCGAAGTTGATCAGCGCACCCCTGTTCTTCAGGTCACGCATGAACGCCTGCAGCCCTTCGGTGACGTCCTTCACGTACGTGGCCGTGATGCCGCGATCGACCGCCCACTTGTGGCCGGCGAGCACCGCATCCATCACGATGTCGAGCGTGCGCACCCGCGTGACGAACTTCCATTTGGCATCAGCCGACAGCGTCCGGTTACCCCACAGGCGATAGCCGCCGTCACGGATGATCGTCGCGATGTTCGCGTTATTGAGCAGGTTCGCGCGGCAGGTTTCATCGCCGTCGAGAAACTCGATCGGCCGCTTCGTGCCCGTGATGTCGGTGATTTCCCTGTTCGACGGCGACGCCCAGAACCCGATGTTCGCGTCGGTCTGACAGAAGAGACCTGCCGCGTACGACGAGGCCGGCGCATCGACGTCGGCGTTCGCGGTCGTGTCCCAGAACGTCGCGCCGGGATCGACCATGTACAGCCGCTTGCTGCCGAAGTTCTGCGCGTAGGCGATCGCCGCTTCGTCGTCGGTGTTGGGGCCGTCGATGATGCCGATCGCGCGCAGCTTGCCCGCGAGAGAGTCCATTGCGGTCGCGACCGCCTGCGTCGACGAGAAACCGGGGGCCAGCAGCAGACGCGGCTGCACGTTGTATTTCGACTTCGCGTCGAGCAGCGTCTGCAGGCCGGTGCGTGCGCCGCCGGCACTCACGCCTCCGATGATCGCCGAGGTGAGCGCTGCCGGTTCACCGCCAGCAGCCACGCCCGCGGCGACAATCACCGCTGTACTCTGCGCATAGATCGCGCGGGCCGCTTTGGCAATCGCACTGCCTTCGCCGAATGCGGCGACCGCCTCGCGGTAGCTCGTCAGCCGGACCGGCACATTGGGCGCGGCCCGATCCGCGCCGGGCGTGTAGGTGTTGACCATGCCGACGATCGACGAGCTCGGCACGGCGATGGTGCGCGGCCCGGTGTCGACCAGCGACACGGTCACGCCGTGGAAAAAGGATGTTGCACCCATGAAGGTCTCCAGGGATCAGGAAGATTCAGCCAGAAAAATCAGGCAAAAAATCAGGCAAATAAAAAGCCGCCTGGGCAGGCGGCTTCGGTGAGGGAACGCGGGCTCCGGCAACACGCCGGAGCGGCGCTTACGTCATGAAATCGGGCGCACCGGGTGCATCAGGCAGCTCGACGTTCGGCCAGCCGGTCGCGTCGGCGAGGTCCCGCAGCGCCTGGCGATATCGGAGCAGCGCCGTGAACTGGTCGGCCGTGAGGGTCGTGCCGTCGCCGATCAGTTTTTCGTCCTGGTGCCGTGAGACCAGCCAGTCGGTCGCCGCGAGGGCGCCATCGCGCCTCGCACGCATCATGTCGGCCTGCTGCGCACGCGTCGGTGGCAGCGGATCGAATAGCGCCGGCATGCCGTCAGCGTCGAGCGCGATGCGCCTGCCCTGACCCTGTCCGTTGATCAGCTCCTGCCACAGCTCCGCCGTGATCCCGACCGCCGTGACGGCGTCCGGGACCGGACTGTCGACGCTGTCGTAAAAGCCGGTGATGGCGCCCTGCGCGTCGTATGCTGCGAATTTCTGTCCCATGATGTCCCTCAGTACCCGATGCTGATCCACGAAATACCCGTTGAACCGGACGACGCCGTGCCCGCGATCACGTTAAAACTGGTCTTCGTCCCGTTCCCCTGGAAACCCAGCGAGACGGACGCCGCATTCGGCGAGATCACGGTACCGGTGTTGCCCGCAGCCAGAATGAAGGCGTTGGGGTAGGCAACCGGCAGCGTGACTGTCTGCATCGATTGCGTTGCAATCGTGCTGGTGCCCCACTGGACGATCAGTCCGCTGGGCAGCTTCGCATAGCCGTTATTGGCAAGTGACTGCGAGAACGCATTGCGGCGGAACAGGAACGATCCGCTGATGACCCAGGCGCCGGACAGGACGGTAAACACGCAGTCTTCGCCAGGGTTGAGAGACACGCTCGTGACCAGCCCTGTCCCACTATCGATCTGGTCCGCGCCCGCCGCGGAAATCGTGACGATCCCGCTCGACGATGTACTGACCTTGCTGCAATGGACGCTTGCCCCGTTAGGCAATCCAGCGATCGGCGGGAGCGTCGCGGCCTGATTGGCCGTGTTGTTAAAAACCACTCGCGAACCGATGTAACTGTTGTCCATCGTTGTCGATGCGACGGTGGCCTGGCCCGAATGAAGTGGCGAGTATTGGAGCCCGGACTGACTGAGAAACGCCGTAGTCACAAGCTTCGTGCTGTTGTCGAACTGCGCCGGCGTCGGCCCCCTCGGCGTACCCGTGAAAAGCGGCGAGTCGAGTGCGGCCTTCAGCGCGAGCAGGTTGGTCACCGTCGTCGCGAAATCCGGATCGTCGCCGAGCGCATCGGCCAGCTCCTTCAGCGTATCGAGCGTGGCCGGCGAGGCATTCACCAGCGCCGCGAGCGCGGCCTGCATGGCGACAAGCGTCGCGTATTGCGGGTGCGGGTTCTCTGCGCCCGCGTGCGCTTCCTGCTGCGCCCTCAGATAGCGCGTGCGGTTCGCAAGCTGCTTTGCCTGCCGGTTGTCGACTCCGTCCGGGCCACCCATGACGGGGTCCGACGTTTCCAGCTGATAGACGCCCTCTTCCCACTGGGCGATTTCCACAAGGTCTGCCATCAGGCGACACTCCCTCTGTTGTATTGTCCATTGCGCATGGCGACGCCGTTATGGCGGATCGGCACAGCCGTGTAGTCGAGTACCGCGAGCAGACTGCGCGCGGGTGCGTAGCGCCCGAGCACGGCCTTCAGGCTGTCCGCCTGATCGCGCGTGACCGGCTGCTGAAGCTTCACGATGTATTCGGCCCACGCGTTCGCGCGTCCGTGGACGTGGTCGCCATTGCGCGTGATTGAACCGTCGCGACGTCGCGCGAGCCGTCCTTCGACCAGCTCGACCTCGCCGAAGCCGAGCCGGCGGATCACCTCGCGCACCGCCCACGGCGTGCCCTTCTTTCGGTGCAGTGCGAGCGAGCCCTTGATCAGCGCCCGCTTTGCGTCCTCCGATTCGGCCAGCTCCCAGCCGTCGACCGCCAGCGCCCACGCGAGCCACGGCAACCATCGCAGCGGACACCGGTCGGCATCCCACAGCGTGCGCAGGATTTCCGGATCGACACCCGGCGCCATGACGATCGCCAGCGCCGTTTCGAGCGGGGTCTGGTTGGCCGGCAAAAGTGCGTCACGCATCGTCCACCTTCATGTTGAGCACGATCGACGTGCAGTTGGCGAACTGCCGCGGCGTACAGATAACGTGCGCCGCCGGCGATCGCAGCTCGACATCGATCACGCCGGAGTCAGGCGGATGCAGCGCACCGTAGATCGCGGACAGCGACATGCCGGCACCGAGCCGGCGGGCACTGGCGATCGCCTTCCCGAGTGCTGCGCGGCGTGCCTCGAAGACCGCTTCACCGCCCGGACCGCTACCGACATGGACGTCCGCCTCGACGGCGAAATTGATGGGCTCGCCGGCTGTCACCAGCACTTCGTCGTTCAGCGGCCGGACATCCTCGGGCGAGACCGCCGCCGTCACGGTGTCAATCAATGCCTGGTCAGGCACGCCATCGCCCACCGCCGACAGCAGCGTCAGGCGGACGACGCCCGCCTCCGGACGATCCACCTTCACATCCAGCACGTCGGCGGAGGCATTCATTGCCAGCGCGACATAACTGCCGGATGGACCGGCGACCGTCGAGCGCTCAATCGACATCTGCGTGCGCAGCTTCAGCCGGTCGTCGCCTTCGAGCGTCGGCCCGACTGGCGGATTTGCGTCCGAGTCGCCTGGATCGATGGTTGCCCGTCCGATGTCGAGCAGCGCCGCCAGGTGTTCAAGATCGGCACCGGTCGAGAAAGCCAGCATCACCGCGCGTGCGGCGTCATTGACCCGCGCGCGGAACCGCACCTCACGGTAGGCCGCAAGCTCGATCAGTTTCACCACGGGATCCGATTCGAGCGCCGCACTCCAGCCGGGGTAAATGCTTCTGAAATGCACGAGCTTCTCCTGATAGATATCCTCGAAGTCGAGCGTGTCGACCAGATCCGGCGGATCGATCGCACTCAGATCAATGGTGGTCACGTGGTCACCTCGAAAACTGCGTCGTCGCCTTCGTAGACGCCCTGGATGCGGAACGTCACCCGGCCATCAACGATCGATGCGATCGTGACGCGGGAGACCCTGATGCGCGGCTCCCACCGTCCGATCGCGCGGGCCGCTTCCGCCTGCGCAGATGAAATCCAGCCGCGCGACACCGGCAGATCGACCATGCGGGGAATGTCCGAGCCGTATTCGGGCCGCTCGCGTCGTGTGCCCTTGCGCGTCGACAGGATGTCGCCGATGCTCTGCTTCAGATGCGCGATGCCGGCAATCGGCCTGCCTGTCTGCCGGTCCATGCCGACCAGCGCCGTACCCGCGCCCATCGTCAGGATCCGTCCGCAACGCGTTCGAAATCGGGATGGCGTTCGAGCAGCGCGAGCTGTTCCTCGTCGGTAGCGGTCACCGTGCTCTTTTCGACGGCGAGCGTCCGGCCGTCGGCCAGCACCAGCGTGCGCGACTTGAATGCCTCGTCGCGAAACCTGACCGGCGCCACGACGGCGGGTGACTGCACGGACAACACCGCGGATAGCGGCGCCACTGAAGCGTCCTTGTTTAGTGGCATATCGAAGCTCCAATGAAAAGGCCCCGCGATAGCGAGGCCAAATATATTGCTCGACGGCAACGCCCTCACCCGCGGGCTGACATCGAACGCGTTGATATTCTCAGGACAGACAGGATCGATTCCGTCTATCCAGGCAGGCGATCAACCCCGGTCCACAAGTTAGTCGGCGGAGCTTCCAGATGCTTGTTCGCGTTGAAATGCCACTGCATAAGGCCCGGAAGCCAGGCAACGGGGACAAGGTAATAGACAGCCGGTCTCCCTTGAGAATCGATAGACGATGTCGTATCCCGCACAGCATTCTGAATCCGGTCCGATGCCTTCAGGAAGATCCTGGCCGTTTCTTGCTGCACCGTTTTCACGTATGTTGCTGCCGGGCCCGCATCCTGATAGTAAAGGCATTGATTGTTGTCCAGACCCAACGTAACCCCTTGCGGAATGCGGTCGATCATTGAGCGTACAACGGTATCTTCCAAAGTCATTTTTTCTCTCCTGTTAAACGGGATTCAAGGCTCCGCCATCAACGTGTGTCGGACAGCCGCCGTGCCCAGGCCGTGGCAGGATCCGCAAACGCCTGTCAGCGGCGAACCACAAAAGACTGCGTCCGATCAGGCACGTGATCAGACTTTGCCCTTCGACGCGCGACCTTGAAATAGTCCTTCCGTCATGGGTTGCACAGCACATGTATGGACCTCAAAAAACAGGAGCAAAGTAGCTTTGCAGTAGTCAGTCAGGCGGATCAGTCAGCGCCCCCGCACCGTTACTCATATGCGTGTGATCCGGCAGCGACACGCCCTTCGATTTCACCGTGCCGGTGAAGTTGGCGTCGCCGTCGATCTCGGATGCAGGACCGCCCGCCGAATTGCTGCCGGTCATGCCGCCCTGAAACGTCAGCCGCTTCTGCGTCGTGCTGTTGCCAGTGAAGGTTGAGTCCGGCGCATCGACCAGCAGCTTCGGCGCGCTCTGTGTGATGCCGTCCGCCGTCAGTTCCATCTGCGTGTCACCGATGCGGAAGACGATCCGGCCACCCGACGGCACCGACAGGACATATTCGTGCGCATCGTGGTCGTAATGCTCGTGCGCGCCGTCCGGCCAGTCGGTCGCCGTCAGGTTCGCGGCATTGCCGTTGGCCCCGCCGTGCGTGTCGCTATAGAAGCCGGCCAGCACGAACGCACCGGCCAGCGTGCCCGACGGCGCGAGCACGACGGCCTGCTCACCGACCGAGGGCGGACACCACGTCCTGACCCGCCCGGCCGCAAACGTCTTCCACGGCAACAGCGCACTGACCCACTCGCCGTTGCGCACCCGGCAGCGCGGCGGGTCGTACTGCACGTCGTCGATATAGCCGGCCTGCACGATGCTCGCGATCAGGCGATCGATCTCGCCGATCTCGTAGTCGCTCATGTGGCTATCCTCCGGACGGATCGTGTGCCGGATCCAGATACTCTGCGCCCGGCGCGGTGCCCGTATCCGGATCGATGCCCCACAGCACAGCGGAGCCGGCGGACGGAAACGGCGCGGCCACATCGCCGAGATCGAATTCGTGCGTCCACTCGACCAGCCAGACGAGATACGCGTCGAGCTCCGGCTTGAATGGATCGTCACCGATCTGCACCAGCTTCGCCGGTGTCACCGGCACACCCCACGTCTGCGCATGCACGGCACACGCGATGCGCGCGGCCAGCTCGCGCACCGCGAGATCCGCGTGTGGCGCCAGTGGGTCGCAGATCGCCCGCGCCTGGAAGCGTCCGATCAGCGACGTCTGACCGGTGCCGGGATCATGTCCCGGTTCCATTTCCGACATTTCTACTGCAATGCTGGGCGTTGGAATCTTCCGGCCGATGCGCGGATACGCATCGATCGGTGAGATGTCGGGGAGCGCCGCCCGCAGGCCGGCGATCATCGCGTCGTGCAGCGTTTTCAGGTTATCAAGCACGCCGGAGTTCTCCTGTCGCCTTCTGGATTTCGTAGTTCACTTCCTGCCGCAGGATCGTCATCAGCCGCGCCTCGCACATCTGCGCCGCGCGACGGAACGCGGGGTCGCCCGTCTTCGACCAGTTCACCGTCACGACCTCGAACGGCGTGCGGGCCTTGCCGGTGCGCTGGTAGATCGGCCCGTCCGGTTTCGCCCTCGTCTGCCGCCATGCGCCGTCGAACGCGAATCGTCCGGCACGCATGCCCTTTTTCGTTTCGCGCACGGATCCCAGCCGGTGGGCTTCGACCGGATTCAGCCCGAGCCAGACCTTACCGGTATCGGCCGAACGCATGAAGAAGTACAGCCGGCTGCGGATCACCTTCTGCGGGATCTGCGTGCCGCGGGAGACTTCCTTGCCGGTCTGGCTTTTGATCCACGCCGCGGTCTTGCGCAGCGTGCGGCGCCACGCAGCCTGCATGGCGGACGGTGACAGTCCCTGCAGCGCGGCGGTCACTTCCTGGATGTCGATCTCAACCTTCAGTGCATCCATCAGCAGGGCCTCATCAACGGGGTCTTAGCAGCATTCATCAGCGGGGTCTTAACAGCAGCACGGTCCACCCCGTGCCGTCGGGTTGCAGTTCGAACACGACGTACTCATCGGCGCCGACGGTCACGACGCTGCCCTCGCGGATCGCGACGGCGTCGGCATCGCGCACGCTCACCTGCGGATGCTCGAGCTGCGTGCGCTGCCGCCCGAGATCCGGACCGAGCCAGGGCGCGGCGAACATGCCGCGCAGCGGCTCACCGTCGACCGTGATGTCGTCGTCGGCCAGATCGCGGATCACGGCATCGTCGAGATCCGCGACCAGATCACGGAACGCCATACGTGTCTCCTCAGGCCGTCAACCTGATGACGGCCTTCGGACGCGTGCACAGGTGAATCGGGTTCGACTGCGCCTCGATCTCGACGCCCTTGCCGAAGTCCATCAGCTCCTGCTTCGCGTAATACGGCAGACCGGTCGTGTTGACCGCCTCCACATAGTCGGCTGGGGCAAAACGCGTAATGAACAGATCCGGCACGCCCTCCGGCACCGCATGCGCCTCATCGTCAGCCACATAACCCACATCACCGACGCGACCGCGATAGCGCTCGAAGGTACAGCCGCCGATATCGAATGCGTCGCGCGTGTCGCCGCGCAGCGACGCTGCCATCGCTGTAGCAAGGTACGTTTCCTTGACCGTCTTCAGTACGATGAGCGCGTTCCAGAATTTCCGGCCGCAGAGCACGCGCGCGCCGGTAAACGGGATATTGCCGAGTGCGTCTTCGATCGCGTCGAGCACCAGCTGGCACTTCGTGCGGATCTCGGTGTCAGCCACCTTATCGAGCTCGAAGTCGATCACGGTCTGCTCGATGTCGAATGCCTTGAGCAGATCCACGACGACCGATTTGCCGTCCGCATCCAGAATCTGTCCCTTGATCGCACCGATCCGGTGGAACTCGTGCGTCGCGTCGAGCTGCCGACGCATTTTGCCAAGGCGCCGGTTGACCACCGTCGTCAGCGCTTCGAGTTCGGTTTCCGAGCCGAACGCGCGCAGGTTCTGGATTTCGTCGGCGCCGATGGTTGCGCGTTGCGGCAGGTGCACCGTATTGAACGGCAGCATCTGACGCTTGCTGCCGACGACAACGCTGGCCGACGAGCCACGAATGCCAGCCGGAACCAGCGCGAGGGTGTCGCCGTCCTTCTCGATCTGGACCACCGTCGTCGTGATGCCCTGCTCTTCGAACAGGCCCAATGCTGCAAGCCGGCTCGGCACGAACGGCTGCTCGTTGATCGCAGCGCTGAGCGACGACAGCGAGAATGCGTCGTCGTTGAAAAGGGCGATATCCGCCATAAAGACTCTCCTGAATAGCTGTGACGCCGCCGTCGCGATCTGGACTGACGAGCGACGGCCACATGGTTGAAACGATGGCGCGGCTTAGCGCACGATCACGTAGTGGGCAGCGAGGTCACTGCGGGCCGCGGCATCGAGGCCCGTGAGGCGCGCTTCCGCAACCTCTGCGAGGCGAACAATGCCGACCGTGGGGCGCGGGTCCCCGGATGCGGGCAGCGGCGCATACAGGATCGCCGTGACGATTTCGGAACCGTCTGCCGCGGTGTTGTTGTACGGCGCGTATTCGCCGGTGCCGAGCGTGCCGAGCAGTTGCCCGGCGGGTAGCGCATCGCCCTTCGCAACAACGATGCGCTCACGCGAGATCTGGCCTTCGCCTTCGGAGAGAAGAAACTCGCCGGTCAGCGTGCCCTGTGTCCTGATGGTCATACAGCAGCTCCTTTCTGCGCCTCAATAGCGCCGTTATCAAAGTGACTTTGCGACGCCCTGACGGGCGGCGTAGATGGACGATGCTTTCGGACCCACGGAGGAGGATCGGCCAGCGTCTTTCGGGGCCGGCTGCGGCCGGTTATTCACACGCGGCTGGGACTGCTTGACACAGTCGAACAGTCGCGCGCGCACCTGGTCGGGGTTCAGGCCATCGCCCACAAACTGCGCGGTCAGTTCCGGCAACTTCGCCGCAAGGCACAGCCCCGCGATGTCGGTTGCGTCCCGGATCGCCGCATCGATCGTTGCGCGATCCTTCAGTGCGGTGAGCGTCACGATGCTTTCCGCGCACATGGACAGGTTGGCTGCGCGGCAGGCGTTGAACACGTGAGCGGCCAGCACACCCGGTTCTTCACGCACGACAACCGGGTCCGGATCCTGTGGCGCGGGCGCAGGCGGGTTTTCTGCAGGCGGAGCGGGTTCGGGGGAAATCGGCGCCGGCGGATCATTGACCGGTGGGTCATTGGACGGCGGGTCAGCGGGCGGCGACGACGGCGCATCACCCTCTGCCTCGACCAGCGCCTGCACCGGCTCCGGCGAGTTTTTGAAACGGGCAAGCAGGCCCGCCGCGTTGGTCGACGCGGCGAGCCGCACTGGCTCCTCGATCACGTCGCAAAAGCCAAGCGACTGCGCTTCGAGCGCCGTGAGCCACGTCTCCGCATCCATCATCGCGGTCAACTGCTCATCCGTCTGGCCGCTCTTGCGCCGGTACGCCGCGAGAATGCCTTCGCGCGCCTTGTCCATCATGTCGGCCGTGCTGCGCAGATCCGCCGCCGAACCGAGCGCAATCGTCCACGGGTTGTGGATCATCAGCATCGCGTTTTCAGGCATCACGACCTGATCGCCCGCCATCACCACCAGTCCGGCTGCAGACGCGGCCACGCCATCGACCCGCGCGGTCACCTTGCCGGCGTACCTTCGCAACGCGTTGTAGATCGCGAAGGCGTCGAACACGTCGCCGCCAGGTGAATTCACGGCGACGATCACCTCCGTCGCACTGGCCGCCGCGGTGTCGAGCTGCGCGATGAACGTCTTGGCGTCGGTGCCCCAGAATCCGATCTCGTCGTAAATCCGGATCTCGGCGACGGCCGCGCCCTGCGCGTTCGTCATCGCCCGGATGTCCCACCACTTACGGTTTTTCATCTACGGCTCCTGCTTCTGAATGTGCGTATCGGGCACCCCATCACCCGCGATGTCGCGCGAGCGGGGATCGGTGTCGTAACGCAGGCCAAGCGCATCGGCCCGCGCGTTGTCGGCAGCGTTTTCGCCGTCGACCTGTTCGGGGTCTTCGCCCTGCTTGAGGATCGACGCCGAGCGGCTCGTCAGCCCCGAGCGGATCGCCAGCTTCTGCGCATTCACGTCCTGCACCGGATGGATGTACGGCCAGCCCTGCGGCACCCAGCGCACGCGCAGGTATTCACGCCGTGTGCGATGGAAGTCCGGCATCGGCATCGCGCCCGATAACGCGCACGCGTCAACCCACCACGCCCACGCGCGGCGGCAATACTGGTGAATGAAGATGTTCCACTGCAGCTGCTCGATCGAGCGCCGGAACTCGTTCAGCAGCACCCGCAGCACGCGGTCGCCGACCTCGCGCAGGTCGCCGGTGAGAATCTCGTACGGCATGCCCACCGATGCGGCGGCGGCCATCAGCTGCTGACGCATGAACGGGCCGTAATCGGCTCCGGCGCCGGGCGGCGTCGCAAAGCGCATGTCCTCGCCCGGCGCCAGTTCCTGCACGGTGCCGGGTTCGAGTGACACAACCGGCGAGAAGCCGTCCGAGTCCAGAACCAGCCCCTCGCCCGTCACCGGATCGCCCAGGAGACCCGGCTCCGCGTTCGGCTTGACGAGAAAGCCGGCGAACAGGTTGCTGATTTCCTGCCGGAACAGCACCGCGTCGTCGAAGTTATCGAGCGAGTGCAAACGCAGCAGCACGGTCGACAGCTCCGGCACGCCGCGGACCTGCCCCGCGCGCAACGGCTGGAACACGTGCGCCACGTCGTCAGCCGGAACCGGCACGGTCACGAGACCCCCACCCGTCATCCGGTTGTACTCGCCAGGGTGACGGCGCAGCAGGTGATAGGCAACCCGGCGATCGTCTGCGTCGTACTCGACGCCGTTGATGATTTCGCCACCATCCGGCCGCAGTTCATTCTTTTCGACCGGCAGGAGATCGCCCTCCATCACCTGAAGCTGCAGCGGCACCGGCAGCCCGTCATCGGGGTGACGCATGCGCCGGCGCACCAGCACCTCGCCGTCGCCAAAGAACGCCCGCGCCGCGAGCGTCTGCTGCCCGTAGAAATCGAGCAGGCCGTCCGCGTCGGACTCGCCGACCCAGTCGTCCCACAGCTGCTTCTGCTGCCGCCGGACAGCGGGATCCGGATGCTGCGGATGCGGCTGGATGCCGGTGCCGATCGTGTTCGACACCAGCCGCGCGATCGCCGTCTTCGCCCACGGATCGTTGCGGATCGCGTCGCGCGCGCGGCTGCGGATCAGCGGCAGGTTCTGCACCGCTGCGGCGTTCGGCCCGGCGCCCGAGGTCTGCCACGATCGGGCGCGTGCGCCAGCGGAGCTTGCGGCTTCATAGGCCGCCGCTTTCAGGCGGGTCGGCATGACGAAACCGCGCCTCGCGAGTGACGGATAGGTGCGGTTACCTGCATCGTTCATCGCACCCCCTTGCCGCCGTGCCGAAGGCGAAACACGCGCGATCGCGGATTCGCCCGATCGAGCGCGCGCACAATTTCCGTCTGCGCCTCACGCAGTTCAGCGATCGTGCGGTAACGGACCTTGCGGTCCGCGTACTGCACTTCGAGTTCGCCCTTGGCAATCGCGGACTGGATGCGGGCGAGATCCGCCGCTGTGTAAGCCATACCGTGCTCCTGTGATGTGCTGCTATCGGCGCTTCAGATACGTTGACCGCGCGGTTCGCCGGCCCTGAATGCGCGAAACCCCGCTGGCGGGCGGGGTTTCGGGTGTGTTGCTGGGCGCGGTCGTCGTCACCGGTGGATCCGGCGGCGGCTCGATATCCGCGACGCCAGGCAGGCCGGTAGCGACCGGCACCGCGTCGAAGAGCGAGACCTGCGAGAGGCGCTGCTGCTCGAGCATCCAGTGCGCCTCGGTCATGAGGTGCGTCTTGATGCTGCGCGCCGCGTGCAACGCGTACACCTCGCAATCGAGCGCCTCGTTACGCGCGCCCGCCTTCTTCTGCCAGATGCGTTTGCTGCCGATGCGACCCGGCACCTTCACTTCCGCGGTGAGCTGCTGCAGATAGTCGGCGCGCACGCCCCTGTACCAGTGCATGCGGCCGGCGCCGTCATCTTCGAGTTTGAGACGGTTATCGAGGACCAGATCCTTGGCCTTGCTCACACCGACCATGTACGGCCGCAGACCGTACTTCGCGGCCTTGCTGTTGTTACGCACCGAGTCGACCGACGCCTTCGGCACGCTGAATATTTCCGCATCGATCTGCTTCGCGCCCTTGATCGCCATGATGTTGATGCCGCGCTTCTGCGCGACGCGCACATAGCGATAGACCGCATCCGACGTCGAGCCGTCCGACGAGTCGATCGACGCCGCCTTCACGCGCAGCACCCAGCCGTTCGCATGCCGGTAGCCCTGCGTGACCAGATCAGTCAGTGCGCCCCATACGCCGCCGACCATCGGATCGGTGCCCTGCTCGAGCACGTTGCCGTAGATTTCATCCCACAGCACCAGCCAGCTTTCTTCACCACGGCCCCACGCGCGCAGCACGATCGCAATCCGGTCATGCTGCACGTCAATGCCGGCGGTGAGCACCAGTGCGCCGGCCGGCACGGTGAAGACGTCATAGTCGAGCGCACGTTCGGCGAGCAGATCGATCTCCGGAATATCGCTCTCGTATCGGTACGGGCGCCCTTCGGTGTTGTTCACGAACGAGCGCATCTTCGTGTCGTCGCCCGCGCGCAGCGCTTTTTCCGCGACGAGCCGCTTCTTGACGAGCTCCGCGAGGCGCGAGCCGGGAAACGGCGACACGAGCTCGTTCAGACGGAAGCCGGCGACGCCGTGAAACGCGGCGGTCGCAACCCACCGGCCTCGGCGCACCGCCCGAAAGCGCGCGGTGTCGTCCCACAGACTGCCGCAGAACGGGCACGCGTAACGCGCGGACTCAGGCGTTGCCAGCCCGAACACCTCGTGCGGCTTCTCCGCATTCTCGGACCACGTGACGTTGTCCCAGGCTAGTTCGTGCTCTTCGCCGCAATCGGGACACGGCACCAGATACCGGCGCTGGTCCGACGACTCATAAGCCTGCGCGATGCGCGAGAAGCCGTCGATCGTCGGCGTGCCGCCGAAGATCACCTTGCGGCGGCTGTCGGAGTAGCTCTTGTTGCGCTCCTCGAGCAGCGTGATCGAATCGCCCTGCTCGCGAACGTTCTGGTTCGCGTCGTCAGGCTCTTCCACCGCGACCACGGGCGCCGGCGTCGACTTCACATCGTCTGGCGCATTCGACGTGATGAACTTGAGAAAGCCTCGGGCGAACGTCTTGTGATCCCACAGGTTGTTCTTGTCGCGGCCCGCATGCACCGGCAGTTTCGCGGACAGGCGCGGCGTCACCTCGACCATCGGCTCAAACTTCTCGAGGTTGAACTTCTTCGCCGACTTCTCCTTCGCGAACATGATGATCATCGGGCACGGATCGATGTCGATACGTCGCCCGACGTAGTTCAGCAGAACGCCATCGGTCCAGGCTACCTGCGCCGACTTCATGCATACGACCTTCTGCACGCGCGGATCGTCGAGCGCGGCGTGCATGCCGTGCACCCACGGCGTGATGTCCGGGTTGTATTTACCCGGGCTCGCCGCTGCCTTCGCACTCAGACGGCGATAACGCCTCGCCCAGTCCGTCGTCCCGATCTTCTCGGCCGGCGTCAGCAGCTTCGCCAGGCGCCGGATCACTGCGCGCACGGTCTGGGTCGTATCCAGCCAGCTGCTCGAGACATCCATTGATGTGTTCATTCAACAACTCGACATCGACGTCGACCCCATAGAGCGTGCGCATCTCCTGCGCGATCCTGTCCGGCAGCGACAGCAGGTCCGACTGGAAGGCGCCGACCATCTGGCCATAGGCGCGCTCCAGTTGCTCCGCGTTGACAAGCTGCCCCTTCTTCTCCGCGAGCGTGAGAATCTTGATCTCCCGCTCGACACGCTCGGTCATCGCGCGCTCGGTGGCAAGGTCGTATCCGCCGTCGCCAACACGGCCGGCCGCGATCCCTCGAAGGTGCCGGATGTACTCGATGCGGATGTCGTCAATCGACGCCTGCCGGTAGTCGATACCGAGCTTGTTGACGAGACGCGACACTGCCGATTGGTCGAGGTCCAGGTGGTCGGCGATCTGCTGTTGGGTTGGCATGAATATGACCCCCTCTGGGGAATCGCCAGTAGAGAAAAAACGCGGGTGCGAGCCCCCGTGTCCAGAACGGCTATAGGGTCCCCGGCTGCGTCGTGGCCTTGCCGCATCTCGCTCAAAGCCTTGCTGGGCGGGCTATCCGGGCCGATGACTGCGCCTTTTGGAAGGTCCAATGCAAAAGCCCCGAGGCTTGCGCACTCAGGGCTTTGGGTATTCGTTTCGTTTTGTTCAGGCGAGCGGACCCGCCGTACCTAACGAGCTCCACTTATTGTTGTTGTGTCTCGAAAGGGCTGCACGACTAACGCGCGGTGCCAGCGAACTTCATTGGAAACGGAGTCTATGCGAATCATTTTGGATTCGCAAGTGGTTTTGCGCGCAGCTCACGACGCAGTTGCAGATCCGTCCACTCGTCGAGCGCGGCCAGCATGCGCAACGACGACTCGAACCGCTCATGCCAGTGGGCCTGATACTGGCCGAGCGACACCTGCATTGCGTGCGCGCGCTGCGCCGGAATCTGCCAGCGCTTGCCCGTGCCACTGCACACGCGGCAGACCTGACGCGACACCGACCTCGCCCGGGTTACGATCCGGCCAATGCCGGCGCACGCCGGACATCCATCAAACTCTGTCCGCGTCATCATTTCGCAAACGGGCAAACCAGTCGTCGGCGCTTCATAACGCTGGCCTCGCTTCACCGGTTCGTCGCGCGCGACTCCATACGGCCATGAGCAGAATGGCGTGACATGGCTACCGACTGCAACCTTGCCTGTCGCGCCACAAGTGCCGCAGGCAGCGGTGCCCGACTCAACATCTTCCTTGCCACCGACGTTGCCGCGCCCGCTGCACGCGCCGCACATGTCATCGAGCCACGCTTCGAGCACAGCCGCGGAGAATCGCTCGATCACATCGGCCATCGGAGATTGCGGCGTCGCGTGCGGGGCCTCTCGAATCTCGCGCTTGAACGCGATGTATTTTCCGCGCCGGAACCGCACGCTCGAACGCTCGCGCTTCGCGAGAAGTAGCACCGCGCGATGCAACCCCGACCGGCGTTTGTCGTCACCGTATTTCATACGCAGCAGCAATGCGCCGAGTTCGTCGACCCTGGCGAGCGCGCCGATCTTCAACGCGACGTCGCCGACCGAGTCGGCCGTCTGCGAGCGCGGATTGATGGCGACACCGACCTGCTCTTTCAATTCGATTTCGTACATGGTTCCCCCGGTCCTCAGTCTTCGTACTGGCCGATGTGCTGTCGGCAATAGCCGCGCCGCGTCGAACCGGCGCCGATGATGGTCGTGGCGGCATGCGTGCATCGGCAACCGTTTTCGACGTGAGCACAGACCCGATCGTCAGCCGCACTCACGGTTTGCGATGCCGCATTTGCGGGCCTGACAGTCAGCGCGTCGTTGCGACGACGGCGCAACTCCTCCCAGTTCTTTCGCAAACGCGCTGGCGACGTGATGATCTTCGCCCAGAACCTGTCCCGGTTTGCCCACCCAAACAGCCGCGCGATGTCCTCCCGGCTACGACCATCGACGCGCTGCATGTCGTCGACGTCACGCGCCCACTGACTCATGTCCGGCTTGGGGAAATCGTGCAGGCGAGTCCGAATCCGCTCGAACATCCAACGCTCAAGCGATAAATCCGCTTCGTCCTGTTTTTCTCTCTGAACGTCCTTAGCTTCGTTAACCGCTAAGGGTTGAGATAGAGAGGGTTTACTTGTATTTCTGTTTACTGGTTTATTAGTAGGAACGTGGTTCCGGTAACTTTCCGGATTCACCGCCGGCAAGGGCTCCGCGCCCGGCACTTCGGAACCACGTTCAGCCAGTTCCGCAGGGTTACCGGAATATCGTTCCGGATTGCCCGATTCCTGTGCAACTTCGGAACCACGTTCATCCAACTCCACAGGGTTACCTGAACGTGATTCCGGATTGCCCAACATCACAGCATCGTCCGCGAGATCGAAATCAATGGCATCACGCTGACGGCGCGCGACGTCCGCCGGGATCGACAGCCTATAGTGCGCATGTGCCCAGCGACGCGCCGGCCTGCGCGACTTCCAGCGCGTCAGCCATCCATTGCGCTCCGCTACGTCGAGGTGATTGCTGACGCAACGCTCCGAGAGGCTCGCCTTCTCGGCGATCGTTTCGACAGACGGCCAGCAGGTGTCGTCCATCGCATTGGTGTACTCGGCGATCACGAACAGCAC